GGGCTGGCGGGAAGCGTGATGCGCTTGTCGATGATCGCGTCGTAGAGCAGTGCTGAGGCGGGAACCATGCGCGCGTCGTGCTGTGGGAACACCGACACGGTGAGGCCTTCGCGCTCGAGTTCGGCGCCGAGCTGGCCGGCGCGCCACGGATCGAACGCGAGCTCGCTGATCCGGTAGCGGCCGGCGAGCTCGCGGACAGCGTCGGCGACTTCGAGGATCGCGTGCTCGCCGTGGTAGATCTCGCAGCCGACCTGCAGCGTGTCGTTGACCCATACGAGGGCGCTGGCTGAGCGCTCACCTCCGATGTCGACCCCGACCCAGATCGGCTCGCCGTCGGTGAACGCCGGCTCGCCGCAGCACGCCTGCCATGCGCCGGCGGGCAGCCATGACGTTTCGGCGCTCGTCCATTGGTTGGCGTGGTAGCGCCTGAACGCGAGGTCGGGGACGGCCTGGCGCTGCTCGGCCAACGCGTCAGCAGTGATCCAGGAGCACGGGTTCGCGTCCGCGACGGGCTGCAGGTCCTCGCCGTCCCAATCCTCGGGGACCGACCATTCCAGCATCGCCAGTGACGGGCCTACAGCGCGTGTGAGCGCCCCTGTGCGCTTCACGTCGGGTAACGCAAGCGCTCGGGCGCGCAGGCGTCCCAGCGGCCCGTCTACGTCCCAGCCGGCCGTCGAGATCGTGACGAGCTGGGCGTCGGGACGTTTGAGCAGCGCCGTCGCCATCGCCAAGTACAGCTCGTCGTCGCGATGGGCGTGCAGCTCATCGACGATCACGTAATGGGGCGTGAGGCCATGCGCGAGCGGGGCGTCGGACGCGATCACCTTCAGAAACCCGTTGTTGGCGCGCAGCTCCGAGTAGCGGCTCGTGATCCGCGCCTCCAGGTCGGGGCTTTGGCGGATCATGCGCTTGGCGATGTCCAGCAGCAACCGGGCCTGCTCGCGGCTCGCGGCGCAGCAGTAGATCTCGGGCTCGGCGATCGACAGCAGCTTGTACAGCCCGACCGCGGCCAGCATGCTCGTCTTGCCGTTGCCGCGAGGGATCGTGACGAGCAGCTCGCGGCGATCGGTGAATACCTCCTGCGCGATCACGCGTTGAAACGGCTCCAGCCGCAGGCCGCAATAGCGCTCGGCGAACCGCGCGAACTTGTCAGCCGACGAGAGCTGCGAGCTCATCCTCAACCGCCCTGCTTGGCGCCTTCACACCGTTGCGCCGCCGGGACTCAGCGGTCAGCAGCAACGCTTTCGCTAATGCGAGCGCCGCGGCCTCCGCGTTGGCGATCGTCTTCAGCACGCCCGAGAGCTCAACGCTTGAGCGGTGCCGGTACTGCTCGGCCTGCGCTCGCGCTTCCCGCGCGCGGACAACGTTGTGGCAGTACGCCTCCAGCAACGGCCCGTCTGACTTCTCCCACGTGCCCTGCTGACGCAGTTGGCGTTGCGCGCACTGCCAGACCTCGACGAGGTCGGGCCCGAAGTCTTTAGGTGGCTGATGTTGGCGGCTCACGAGCAGTAGATCCGGATTAGCGCTGCTAATGCCACAGCTTACCGCTTGTAAGCAACACTTTCACCCTATGGGATGGTTCCGAGCCCGCACCGAGGACCGGGCGCTCAGCGCGCCCACGCAGCCCAATGGTCTGCTCACGCCATTCATGGCGACGGGCGCGCCGCTGAACGTCACCACCTCGAACGTCCTCGCCGTCTCAGACGCTTATGCCTGCGTTCGGCTGCTCGCCGACTCGATCAGCAGCCTGCCGCTGCACGTGTATCGCAAGTCGCCGGCGGGCCGCGTGCGAGCCGGCAGCGACTCGCGCGCCGTGCAGCTCCTGACCCGTCCGAGTCCCGGCAGCACGGGCGTTGACCTCGTCTCGCAGATCGTCACGCACCTTAATGTGTTCGGCGAGTGCTTCATCGGCAAGTACCGCTCGGACGACACGATCGTGCAGCTCGGGTTGATTCACCCCGAGAGCGTCCAGGTTGAGCTGCGCGGCCAACGCGTCGTCTACGGCCTGTCAACGGCGCGCGGGATCACCGAGCACGGACCCGACGATGTGCTGCACATCAAGGGCATGAGCCTCGACGGTCTGCGCGGCCTCAGCCCAGTTGCTCAGTGCAGGACCGCGCTCGGCCTGTCGTCGAGCCTCCAAGCGTCCGCTAAGGCCTTTACTGAGCATGGCAGCCGCCCGAGCGGCGTGCTGACCGCGCCGCCGGGCAGCGCCGACGCGCTCAAGCGCATCCAGGAAACATGGGCGGCACGGCACGCCGGCGCGGAGAATCAGCATCGCGTCGCGGTCGTCGCCGGCGATGTGAAGTTCGAGCCGATCGCTTTCAGCGCCGACGATAACCAGTTCCTGCAGCAAAGAGAGCTGAGTTGCCGCGAGGTCGCGAGGGCGTTCCGCTGTCCGGCATGGGCAATCGAGGGGGGCTCGGGTGACAGCCTTACCTACGCCAATGTCACCGAGCAGAACAGGGCGCTGGTCACTCATAGCTTGCGTCCGTGGATCGTTCGCATCGAGACCGCGATCTCCAATGACACCGATCTCTGCCCCGGCGGCACGTATGCGCAGTTCGAGTTGGACGGTTTGCTCAGGGCCGATGCGAAGACGCGCGCCGAGCAATACACGCTTGCACTCAGCGCGGAAACAGGCTGGCTCAGGAGAGACGAAATACGTGAACTAGAAGACCTGCCCCCCGAGCCCGAGATGGCTCCCACCCCGGAGATGACATGAGCGAAGTCGCCGAAACCCGCACGATTGATGTTGACGTCAAGGACGTCGAAGCTCGCGGCAAGACCGTGCACGGGTACGCCGCCGTCTACGGCGCCGAGGCGCGCATCGGTGACACGATTGAGACGATCGCTCCGGGCGCGTTCGGGCCCGTGCTCGCCGGCAACCCGGATGTCCGCGCGCTGCTCAACCATGACGCGAACATCGTCCTTGGCCGCACGAAGTCCGGCACGCTGCGCCTCAGCGACGACGCTCGCGGCCTGCGCTTCGAGCTGGATCTCCCCGAGTCCCGCGGCGATCTTCGCGAAGCCGTCCAGCGCGGCGACCTCGACGCCGCATCCTTCAGGTTCGTCGTCGGCGACGAGCAATGGGACGGCGACCGACGCACGATCACAAGCGTGGCCGAACTGCACGACGTAACGCTCGCGACATACCCCGCGTACCCGGCAGCGTCGATCGAGCTGCGCACCCGACCCGAATCAACCATCCAGCAGCAAACGTCCGAGGAGGACACGATGAACCCTGAAGACCGCAGCACCGAAGGCGGCGGGCTCGCGGTCGAGGACCGCGTCGCCGTTACCGCGACGCGTCCCACCGGCCTCGCCGAGCAGTTCCGCGCGGCCGGCTTCCCGGGCGAGAGCGCGATGATCGACTTCGACCGCTTCGCCGAGGCACGCGCCATCTCGTGGACGGGCAGCGTGGACAACATCAACGCGGTCCAGGCGAGGGCCGGCAACCTCGGCGCGGATCAGCGCTTCGCGTGGCCTGTGTTCCCGCGGGTGAACGTTGACGCGGGCGCAACATCGGTCGACGTGTTCACACAAACCGGCCGGGCGCTCGCTTCCGCCGCCAGCGTGGTGCGCGCCGTCGACGCTGTCAGCGCGAAGCCCGAAACGGCCTCGACGCTCACGATCGCCACGATCGCGTTGAAGCAGGTCGCGAGCATCTACACCAACGTCCCAAACATTCACCTCGAGCAGCCCGCGTTCAATACGGCGATCGAGACGGATCTGAGCCTCGCGATCAACGGCGGATTGGACAAACTCGTCCTGGACGGGCTCGCGACGAGCGGCTTCCAGGCACCCGGCACCGACGTTTTGCTCGTCAGCATTCGCAAGGCGATCAGCACGGTCCAGCTCGCCGGCTACTCGCCTGACACGCTCCTCCTGCGCCCTGCCGACGCGGAAGCGCTCGACACGCTGCGCGCGACCGCGAACGCCGCCGAGCAATATTTCGTCTTTGCGCCGGCGCAGCTAGCTCCCCGCAACATCTTCGGTTTGAACGTGAGGATCGCCAAAGACATTCCCGCGGCCACCGTCGTCGACAGCACAGCCCTCGGCCGGCTATACACCAGCCCCGTCGCGCTCACCAGACACGAGGCTGACTCCGGGACGACTGAAGGGAAAACCCGTTGGGATCAAGCGGCGGCCTCCTGGATGGTGACGTTGTGTCCGAGGCGTTCGAGCTGGGCGATGAGGCGACGGGTGGCCTGTTGGGGGTTGCGGCGCGCGAGGAAG